GGCTCCAACTGGTAGCGTTGGTTAAAGCCAGCGAGCTGGGCTGCTAGTGTACGGTAAGTATCACCTGCACTTGTTGGCTTTAATTCTATTCCTTCTGCTTTAGCTGCAGCATCCATAGCTTCGTATGCATCTGCTGCACAGTGGTGAAGCTTGCCGCCACCTTCAATCTTACGTAGCTTAGCTTCAGCAAGTTGACCTGGCTTAGCATTCTTTAGGTGCGAGCATAACTTAACTTCAACGATTGGTAATTTCATTTCTTCCCCTTTGTGTCATAGAGTTCTGAACTCATGAGTTTAACTACATCTTCTTCCATTAACAAATAACCCTTGGTTGGGTTAGCACTGTATGGTGCAAATGTTTTCATTGGAATCTTATTATTAATCTTTAAATATTTCTTTAGCCTTGCAACTTCTATTATAGAATAAGCATCTGCACTAAACATGTACACCCAGTACTTAGCTTTAGTTACAGCCAGACCTGATGGCTTCCAGTCTTTGTCCTTAGGTTTCTGTTCCATCTCTACAACCATGCGCCCGTTACGATACATGTCGCGCTTGATTTCAAAGTCAGCATCGTCTAATGATTTAATAAACTCTTCAAACAAATCCTCACCGCTCTTGACCAATAGCCAAGTCGCGCTTCCAATTAATCCTACGTCCTGCTTTAGTATCTATATCATGTCCGTGGCTGATAACCCTTAGTCATTGTCGCTCCTTAAAATTTCATAGGTGTAGTGCACTAGTAATGCCGACACCGAAGAAATCAAAGCTACTCTTCTTGTATCCCCACTAAGTGTAATGAATACAACAACCATACCTGCCAAAGTAAATGACAGGCTGGCTGTTATATTAATTAACTTCTTCATCTTAAAACTGTACCATACTTGATTGCACTGCACTACCTGCCGATGCAGCAATCGTTTCGGTTAGTCTTGCTTTAATATCATGGTGTTGTTTAACAATAGGTACGTTACGTCCACCAGTTTTACCTAACACATTGCTAGCAGGATTGGATATAACAACGCTTCCACCTACTGCGTTTAAAGCTTTCTTATAGTCAGCAATGGCATCATCTAAAGTGTATCCTTCTTTTACCATCAACATTAACTTGACTGCTACTTCACTTGCTTCCACGCTTAACCTCCTCGGGTATTGTGGCGTTTAACTTTTTAAACACCTTCATTATTTTCTTCTCTGATTTTTCATATAATTTTATTAACTGTTTCTTTTGCCATGCTTCGATGGCTTCCAGTTTTTTATCTGTTTCTTCTAATCTTTCATAGTACATATGAACTTCCTTATCTATAGTCAATTATTTTACGGCCCAACAACGGGTGTCTTGGTCCGATACACTTACATTAACATTTTTAAACCCATATTTTTTAAGGGTTTGCTGTAGTTCCCACCATCCTATGTTTGAATAGTGTTCCCATTCTCTAATTGGATTCTCATCCATAGCTGAGTGTGGATACCTACCCTCACCTGCCATAGTAGCGATAAACAAGCCGCCACTAACTAAATTATTATAAGTATTTTGAATTATCTGTGGCCAGTAGGGAGTGTGCTCAAAGACTTCGGCGCAAACAATAACATCATAAGCTTCAAAGTTAATAAACTTAGCAGCATCTGCAACAATGTCTACGCCTGGTCCTTCCTGCATATCTATCCCAACATAATTACCTTGGAATGGTTTAAACATTGGGCGCACACTACCGTTAATATCTAGTGAGCCAATCTCTAATACATTTAAATCAGTCCTATCACCTTTCCAATTGTGAAAGCTAGTAAATATAAACTCCATTGCTGCATTATGCATGGTCCTTCCCTTCGTATATCTTCTTATCATTTGCTACGATTGCAGCAAAGTCCTTTGGTGGGTTTGTCTTTATAGTTTTAGAATCATCATGTTTACAACTGGTCGCCGCGCTAATCACACACTTACGATTCTGTTTAGTAACCCAATCAACTAACAGGTCATCACCATACCACCACTTCATGTCCTCATCAAAGCGGAAGCGTGGCACCAAGTCTTTAGTCAACACCATACAGAAGCCGGCCATACCACCAGTACCATCGTATCTACTACGGCATGTGTCAGTGACAACTCTATCCTCTGTTGGTTTAACCGTTGAGTAACTTGGGCACAACAAACCATAGTCATGATTCTTTGACAACACTGCACCTAGTTCATACATGCAGTCTTTCTCCAATGACACATCATCATTGATGAATGCAATGTGCCCGTCATAACCTGCGATGTTCATGCCTAAGTTCCACATAGCATGGATGCCAACACCTTCGTTGACCATGACCTTGATAACCTTGTTGAACTTTGGTATTGCAGTCAAGTTATCATAAGCTTCACTGCCATCTGCAACAATGATAATCTTATTCACCATCGTGTCAGATAGTAATTGGTTTACAAGCTTGGTCAAGCCACCGATGTTTGTCTTGGTTGGTATGACCACATTAACTTTGGATTCGCGCAAAGAATAAAATAATAAATTACTCTTCAATCTAACATCATTAGGAGCAAGCTCACATGCAATCTTACCTTGAGCAATAGCTTCATCATTTAATCCTAGATGGTATGCAGACAGAGCAGCCAGGTCATGAGGCATCCATCCCCACATCACAGCTTCAGTTAGATACAACGTACCACGGTCAGTCAAAGACAATGCTCGTTTGGCCGCATAATAACAACCAATCCAATTATGAGTATCATGATAGTGAGTAGCTAAGTCAACCCATAACTCTCTGCCCCAAGGATACTCTGCACAACCACGTAGCAACCAGTGCTCACGTTCACCAGGTATTTGCTTGGCTATGTAACGCATCGAGAACGCTCTCTCTGGTGGCCAGATAGAACTAGGCATTGTCAAGTGACGCTTGAACAAGGCTACTGACTCTTCAGTACGCCCATAGTACATCAGTTCTCGAGCAGCATAATAAACATTACGGTCGTTGTCAGGGTTTTCTTCAACGTCAAGCAGCAAGAGAGGTAGGTATGAGCCACGTGACTTGGTGTTGTCAGCATGGTGGTGTATCTCTAGGCCAGTGAAGCATTGAGTCTCTACCAATGGTGCAATCTCGTGCATGATTTCATGTACAGCATTGTGCCACTTGTATCCATGACGCACAACAATCTTATCACCCTGATATATTAGACCTGGATTGCCATCTGCATCCCAGTTCCAAGTGTAGTTGTATCTTGGTCTAGTGATGCCGGCTGGAACAGATTCCAAATGGCCGCGCCAACCATCAATTAAAACTTCATCAAGGTCTAAGTTAATAACCCAATCAGCATCCTCAGGAAGACGCTCAAGCAGATAGTTACGAGCATTACCAAAGTGCCAAGGTACAATCTTGTGTTCAATGACAGTCACACCACACTCTTTAGCAATCTTGATGGTGTCATCGGTTGAGCCAGTGTCCAGGAGGTAGATGTAATCTGCTCCCTTGGCTGACTCAGCCCAACGTCTCACATGCTTCTCTTCATTCAAAGCAATGCTTGCAACAACAACTTTCATTTAATAAGTCTCCCTGCAATTCCACATAATCCTTTAATAGTTATTGTAATCGCCGCAAACATAACAGTCATGAATACAATCTCATTTATCATGACGTCTATCCAATCTATCAATAAGTATAATGCCAATGATTCTACCTAAGGTCCAGCCACCTATCATCCAGATGACTCCTGCGTATGTGATTGTATTGCTCATAATGGTAACTCCTCCAAGTCAAAGTTATTATCTTTAATTCTAATGTACTTCATTGCTTCTTGTACTGCTTTAAAGGCGTTCATCTCTTCGGTCACTTTGGGTTTCCCGCAAGACTCACAAACATCTTTATTAATCTTCTTCTTAGGCATATCATCCTCCTGTATGTAATAGTAATCAATTATACCAGAAACATCAGTTTATCTTTTGCTTCTTATAATTCTGCCCACCATATCAAATGATAGACCATACAGTGAAGCAATCTTTAATATGATTCGCCGCGAAGAACAAACAATCAATCTTTTAATTATACTAATACATATACTCATAGAGAGACTAATACAAGAGTGCTCAGTCTAGGACAAGGTATACAAGTTGAATACAAGTATTATAATATAAGATGAATATGGCATTAGCCATCACAAATGCAGATAGCAGTCAATCCCTAACGATATAGGGTAACTCTAAAGTAAAGGTTGAGGGTATCTCATTCCGTGATATATCAGCTCTTATCCATCACTAATCCAGATAGCCGGCTCATAAGCCTTATGCTACAAGGGATATAAAGGAGAAGCCCAGGACCATTCAAGTGTTATCCTGAACAATCCTGGGCCTTATATGGCATAGCTTAACAACAGCCAGTAGGAGAACTATCCCCCCGAGTCCTTCTCCTACCGACAAGAACAATCATAGCATACTTCCGGAATCAAGTCAAGGCTTCTAGGATATATAGTTGATATATCAGCCGGCTTCAAGGATACGATGTGAACAATCAAAGACCAAACCCAGACACACACCCCCACACCACCCCCCCCGTACCCCATATATATAATAGATACTCTATCTATCTAGGGACATACGGCATATCTCAAATACCCCGCCCCTTGTTTTGTTAAGTACCGGTCTATCTTTAATATTATAACAGCAGAAATATGGAACAGATTTCGCATATGCCAAATTAAGCACAGGTCATATAAAAGAAAAAGACCTAGGGTGTTTAGTCCTAAGTCTTTTCCTCACGAAAGCTCTAAGTTGTCCCCAACCTAGTAAGTTACTATTTAGTTCATCATCACTGATTATGTAACTCGAGGCATTACCCCCAAGTCTCCTAGGGCTTTCCTAAGAGGCTTATATCATATCACACTAAGCATGCTCAAATCAAATAATATTAAAAAGAATCCGGCATTGGCGTCGGTTCTGCTTTAGCCTTCGGCGTGAAAGGCTTTTGCGCCCATCCGTTTGCCTTGGCAAAAGTGTCTATAATAGCTGATGCTTCTTTCATTGTTAGAGTGTCACTGTGTACTGGCATATTATGCTTAGCAATTAGTGCCATCTGTTTTTCTGATGCTGGATTGGACATTATTATCTCCTATTGTTAAATTGATTATATTATAATTGTACCCTGTTTCAGCAAGAAATACAAGTTTTATTTATAATATTATTATTATTATTATTATATTTATCTTATGCTTCTTCTTTTAAAACAGTCTTCTTAGCCCCCGGGGACTTTTCTGTAGGTTGACTACTGCCAGGCGGATGTTTGCTCTCCGTCGAGTTGGCTTATTACACTCGAATGTTTAAATGCTTAATAAAAAAAATGCGAAGGCCGACCCCCTCAAACGGACCTAAAAGGTAAAGCTATGTGACTAGTAGCACAGAACCGGGGTTCCTTACTAGCGCTTTGTTTACCAGTGCCTCTATAGTATACACTTTCTTTTCCGAAGTAACAAGTTTATGTAAAATTTTTTATGTATAATAGGAAGATACAATTTATCAGAAGGGTTTCTCCACGTGGCTAGAACAGAATCATTATTCCTCTCACAAGAACAAGAGGCATACCTTGCTTGGCTGCTGACCCCTGATGACTCTAGAACCCCTGGCACGAAGAAGGCTTGGGCTGAAGAACATGAAGTCCATATTAACACACTTGGCACATGGGAAAAGAAAAAACAGTTTATAGAGCGTTGGAAACTGGGCGTCGAAGGATTGTCCCAGTCTCCTGAAAGAACTCAGAAGTTACTTGATGCCATTTATATTAAAGGTATTTCTGGTGACACCAAGAGTGCCGAACTTTACTTAAAGGCTACAGGTTACATTCAGCAATCCCAAACTCTTAATATTAAAACTGAGACTTCAGTTAAAGAATTAACCGATGCCGAATTGCAAGCAGCTATATTAGAAATAAGTCAGAATCAGACTAAGAAGGTAAGTGTGCTTCCTACGATGTCAATTGAAAAGGTTGGTAATTAAACGTGAGAGCAGTCTGGACCGCCCCAGGTAATGATGTTATTCAGGGTAACAGCAACGTACTGATTTCCCGTATGATGAATACTCTTAAAAGAGAGTTGCAGAATCAGCAAGATAATTTGCTCGTTGACCACCAAGATGAAACAATTGTTGATGGCGGCGCGGCTTTATCAATTCAATTCCACTATCTCATTGCACCAGATGCCACACCACTGGCAGCAGGAGTTAAAGTTTCTAATAAAGCATTGACATCAAATATTGTCACATTAACAACGCCAGTTGCCCATGGATTTGCCGTAGGACAAAGCGTTTATGTTTCTAATATTGATAATACGTTTGATGGAACCTATACAATAGCAACAGTACCAACCACAACTACATTTACTTATACTAAGGTAGCAAGTAATGTTAGCTCAGCAGCAGCGACTGGTTCTTGTGTAGTAGCCGTAGGGGCCTTTGACGCAAGTCAAGGTGCAGCTGGAACATCACCAGCAGAATATGTACTTGACCAAAGAAGAGATATTATAAAAAGAAGAGGATTTTAAATGGCTGTATTAGTTCAAATGCGTAGAGATACCCAGGCTAACTGGTACAACTACAACCCAATTTTGATGGCCGGCGAAATGGGTATATGCATTGATGCAGGCCCACCACAAACCATTCCTGCAACAGGTCCTGCAACAGCAACAGCTCCTGGTCCTGGCTTTAAAATTGGTGACGGTACTACTAACTGGAATAATCTAGCATGGGTTAATACGGGTCCAACAGGAGCAACAGGTTTGTCTGGTCCTACAGGTCCAACAGGTTACACGGGACCTACAGGATATACTGGTGCTGCATCTACCGTAACTGGACCAACAGGTTACACTGGATATACG